TATTATCTGAGTAAGTTCTTAACTTAAGAACACTATCGTCTAAATTGAAACATCTTAAAATGTTTTTAATTGATTTTTCTGTTCCCTTTGCTTTGTAGATGTTTGATAAATTGTTGTATAGATTTAAATAAATTAAATTTTTTGTTTCAGTTAAGTCTGACTCCATAAAGGTAGATTCACCTCTGTTGGCAAACTTTTCTAAAACATCGGAGTCAACAAAAACCTCTGGCATATATAAGCCCAAAGATTGAGCCATATTTTGTGCAAATGGTGTTGGTGTCATCGAAGCACTAGTATAAGAATTATTTCTTAAATTAGGAATACTTTCAATTTGTAAACTCAATTTATCCAAATATGTAGCAACGACGTGAGAAACTAATTTAAGATCAGAGCCTTTATCTTGTGATTCATCTAAAATCCAGGAAGGCATCATATTGACAAAAGCAGCGTTATTATCTAAATCATAAACTTCGCCCTTTCTTAACAAATCAGTTCTTAAAGAAGCCACAGACGGATGGAAAGAGTAGATAATTGGATCCAAATACTCAGATGTTCGGGCGCCCGCTTCAACCAAAGCTGAACCAGTAGCTCTAGAGTATGTGTCATAGCCAGTCCAAGTACCGTTTGAAAGGCGACCACTGTAATCTAATACAGTATTATCCACTGAGGATGTTTGAGTTATGCCTTCATTAAACTTGTAATACACACCCAAAGTTGCGTTATTGATATCAGTGTTTACTCCACCTCTTACCTGCGACTTCCAATTTAATCCAATATCTTCTGCCGTCCTTCTGACTTTCCAGAATCTGAATTCATCAAGAGAGCCACTAAGCTTAC